CGAGCCGCACAAGCCAACGTCAGTCTGCAAAACAAAATGGAGGAGCTTGGCCGCAAGTTTGGTCCCGTAGAGGAAGCCAGCAACCAGCTGTGGACAAGCATGAAGATTGGAATCCTTGATGTCGTAGGCGGTCCGCTTGCCCGTCTGCTGAACGGACTCACCGAGGCTGGCCGCCTGAAGAATGCCCTGAACGACATGAACGGTGACGGAAGTGACGGGAAACAGACAAAGGTTCAGCAGCAACTGTCAGAGCTAAGATACTCAAACCATAAGGAAATAAGGTACAATGCCGAACTTGAACGGTATAATAGGCCAATCAATAAGGCTGACGAACTTCTTAAAAGATACAGCAACACAAGGAACGCCAACGTAGTGCTTCCTGAAGCATCGAGGGCACTCGGACAGAAATTCAACAGCATTTCGGAGCTTGAGGACTTCAAGAAGGCTCTCATCGTCATGCGTGACGAATACCGAAAGGGGGCCAAGGAAATTATGAAGCCCGTCAAACCTGTCATTGACACCAGCGTAGCCGAGCAGAGCGTGGAGTCGCTTAAAATAAAGCTGAATGAGTTGAATACTCAGCGTAAGGAAGCCGTAAATAGAGGTGATCAAGACCAAGTGAAAACGCTGACCCAGCAGATCAATCAGACGAAAGCCAATATCAAGGCATTAAGTCCGTCCACCAATACCACCACCCACACCGAGACTCCACAGCAGCGGGCAGAGCGTACCGTCAGCGACGCGCTACAGAAATACAACGATGCCGTGGCACTCGCCACTAAGCAGATGGAAAAAGGCAACATCAGCGATGCTGAGTATCAGCGGCAGATGCAGGATCAGCAAAAGCGGCTATATGATGCCTACGGGCAGGCATACCGCATCCACACCGACCGGAAATACAAGGATGCACAGCAGAAGGCCGCCGACGAGATAGTACGTCTCGGTGGAGCCATTAAGCAAGCCACAGAGGAGCAGCAGGCTGTCCAACAGGCTGCAAGGCAGCTGGAGCAGGCGCAGAAGAAACTGGCCGAGGCACAGGCCGAGCAGGCCAAGGCACGGCAGACAGGAGAACTGAAGGCCATCTATACCGCCGACAAGAAGGTAGCAGCTGCCGAGGAGCAGGTGCAGAAGGCACAGCTCGTAACCGTCAAGGTTGACAACCCCGACGTGCTCCGTCAGATAGAAGCATTGAAGGGTATCAAGACGGTCAAGGTCAACGTCGAGCAAGGCAAGGTCGACATGCCCGACGTGCCCACCGACGACAAGACCATCCGCGTCAACGTCGAGCAAGGCAAGGTCGACATGCCCAGCGTACCCACCGACGACAAGACTATCCGCGTCAACGTCGAGCAGGGCAAGGTCGAAATGCCCGACATACCGACGGAGAGCAAGCCCCTCGTGGTCAGTGTCGAGGTAGACGATGCAGAAGCCATCAGGAAGTTGCAGGCCATGAAGGGAGTCACCGTCACGGCCGACATCGTGCCAGGCACCGTCCAGCTGCCCGACATACCGAAGGAAGCCACCGTACCCGTCAAGTTCACCTCCGACAACCTCGACGCATTCACGTCTGAGCTGAAGGAAAAACTCAACGGAGCAGAAGTCGGCTCGCAATTATATAAGGACTTGACGGCACAGCTGGCTGACGCCAACATGCTCGGCAGCTTCATTGAGACGGCAATAAAGAACGGTATTGACGTTGCAGACATACGCCCCGAACTCTTTTGGAGCAAAATCTTCACAAAGAACCCCGGCGACTACATTGACGATGATGTATGGAAAAAACTTGCTGAAGCCATGGGAGCGGCTATTGGCGAGGAACTTGACATTGACACCAATGAAGGTAAAGTAGGAAAGAGGCAAAAAGGACGTGACAGCGACCGCGACGGCATGCAAAGCGCACAGAAAGCCCTGTCGGGAGTGACCACCATCATAGGCGGTTTGGAGCAGATTGGACTCAACATGAGCAGCGACGTGAAGGAAGTAATAAGCGTGATACAAGGAGCGATGACTGTCATACAAGGTGTGCAGACCGTCGTCAGCCTGCTCGGCAATACTACGATGACGGCCAACACGGCGGCTATGATTGCGCTGACATCTGCGTTATGGGCCAATACAACCTCCAGCTGGATTCCATTCATGGCCCAAGGCGGCATCGTGCCACACATGGCCGACGGTGGCCTCGTACCAGCCACACATGCTATGCCGGCACTTCCACACTTTGCCGACGGTGGCATAATACCTCATGCCGCCGACGGCTACTACGTGCCAGGAAACAGATTTAGTGGTGACACAACCCCCATACTCGCTAATGCAGGCGAGCTGGTGCTCAATCGTGCTGCCCAAGGGAATCTTGCGTCACAGCTCGACGGAACAAACCTCCAGAACCTACACCTCGACACGGAGGTCACGGCCGAGTCCATCCGATTTGTGCTGAACAACCGAGGCCGTCGCACCGGCAAGGGCGAGTACGTGCAGAGCAGGTTCTACCGCCACTAACAGTATAACATAAAACCAAAAGAAGACATGGACACTATCATCATTCTCGACGGAAACACCCCGATAGCAGCCGTGAAGTCGCAAGACATCATCACGAATGCCGACACCATAGAGACAGCATCGGCAACACAGCCTACGTGGCGCGAGTTCATAGCAGGGAGGAAGGATTGGCAGCTGACAGTCAACTACCTGCTGCTGGCTCAGAGTGCACTCGGAGTGAACGGCAGCGGCATAGAAGACATCTTGCAGGTAGGCAACACCTTTCAGTTCGTATTCTGCGACGACGAAGGCTCCGAGGCATTCTCAGGCAAGGCCATACTCACACAGTGCAAAATCACCGACACCATCCAGACGCTTGCAAAGGGCAGCTTCTCGTTTCGTGGCAAGGGAGCACTCGAAAAAGGCCAGTAAACCCATGACAGTATAACCACCGATATATGTATGATAACACTTGACCAGATACTATTCGATGCCCTCATGGCTGACGACGACATTAAGGATGCCGTCAAGACCGTTGACAAGCAAGGCACCGTCACCGACTACCGCATCAAGTCGACCTGCTTCGAGGTAGGCCCTGATGGACAAGACAACACGCCGTTGCCGTGCATCATCGTCACCGACGACGGACTACAGAACGAACTCGGTACGAAGGATGACGTGTGGGAGGGCCGCGAAGACAAGGTGCAGGCCAGCATCGAGGTCGACGGCCGCAGCCCACGCGAGGTCAGCCACCTGTTACACCTTGCACGCCACGCCGTCGCCGCATTCATCCTCGGCAAATCAGTGGGTGGAGGTTTCCCATCCTCCTATCCCGACGAGCAGATACCCTACCTCGACAGCGTCGTCACCAACGGCACAGCGTGGGACTGGATGAAGCCATGCTACCATTCGACTATCACTTACACATGTATAATGCAAAACGGTTATGACTAAGAAAGAGCAAGGCGGCACGACCGCCGAAGAACAGCAGCAGGTCGCTACACCCGAGGCAGCAGCCACGGTACAGACCCCCAACGGCACCATCATGCTTCAAGCCAATACGCGCAAGGAGCTGGCCGCCAAGTTTGCAGAACTAAAGGCATCCACAAAGGATGCTACCCTCTCGACAGGTGCAGTCGGAGAGACACCCGAAGGCACATTCGTTCAATTCGTTACTGTAACACCAATAAAAAAGTAAAAAAAATATGAGAACTCTTAAAGGACAGAACCTTCGTATCTATACGGAGGTAGACAGCCAGGAAAACCACTGGAAGGTAGTATCTATGTCAACTAACTGTACTATTACGCTAACGAACAATACGGAGGAATCGATGACAAAAGACGATGTTGGCATGGCTAACAAACCTGTCGTCGTAAGTCACGGATGGTCGGTGCAGGTCGACTCGATGGATGTTCTGGATGCTGCTGCCATGCTGACAGCCATCAAGACGTTCAAGCGATTCAAGTTGATGTGGACAGAGTCCAATACTGCGGATAATCAGACCGCCGTTCCGGCAAGCTATTCGTTCCAGCGGTATGGCTATGCCTTCATCAACGACCTCACACTAACGTTCAACGACAGGGAGACAGCCGCTAAGAGCGTTCAATTCCTTGGCGACGGATGGCTGCTTGAATCGCCTACTCTTGCAGGTACGGAAGTACAGCCTATCGGCAGCATCACGAAGGGTCAGTATGTACGGCTGTTCTTATCGCCGAATATGTTGGATACACCAACCCGCGTGATAGCTGCCGCCAAGCAGTTGTCTTTCCACGTGTCAGTGCAGTTCGAGAATGTGTCGACGAAAGACACCGAAGAGAACTGGGTACGCAACGAACCCGTCGGTATATCCTACGACATCACGACAAACGCGCTTGTGAAGGCCTTCGAGGATATCACGTCTGAAGTACAGGCCAATGACTTTAACGACATTGAGAGTGATATGGAAAGCGGAACACCGCAAAAATTCAGAATTTGCAATGTCGAAGGTGCAAACAACCGCACAATCGAATCGGACATCGTCAGCGGTGCTGTCGTATTAACATCGCTTGTTGTCAATGCACCGAACAGGCAGACGGTCACCTACACAGCTACCATGCAAGGCTACGGCATCTTCACTGTCGCGTCTTAACAATTCACAAGCCGCTCGCCCGTTTAAGTGGTTCCAGCTTAATAGAGCGGGCGGCTTGTCTTTATCGTCATTTTTTTAATTGTCATGTACACGGTCGTACCACGACCATAAAAAACAAAGGAACTATGAAAAAGAAAACCATCACCATCGACGGCCGCGAATATCCCGTCGTCTTCAACATGTCGACGCTCGTCCTCTACGAGCAGACGGTTAACAAGTCATTCTTTGGCGAGGACTTCGCCAGGTTGTACAACCGCATCATACTCATCTATGCAGCCATGTGGGCTGCTGACGAGAACGTCAACTCCGACGTGCTGATGCAATGCCAAGACTGGAAAGGCATCAACGATGCTTTCTTGACCGTGTCAGAGATGGCAACCGAATTTTTCCAAATACCAGACATCATCAAGCAAGATGAACATGAAGCAGAAGGGCAGCAATCCGACGAACAGCCAAAAAACGACTGACCGCCCATAAGCTGTACACACAGCTCGTGGGCGAGATAGGCATCCCGCGCGATCAGTTCTTACATGAACTTAAATGGTGGGAGATACAATTAATCATTGAAGGCTACGAACGCCGGCACCGCCACACGTGGGGTGCTGCACGATGGGCCACCTTCCACGTCATGTCGGCACAGGTCGGAAGCAAGGGCATGCAAGAGGCAGGACTGCGGCACCCTACCGACCTATTAGAATTCCCATGGGAGCACGTCGCCCCAGACATCCCCGACCAGTCGGAGATTGACGAGATGCAAGCACTCATGCGCTCTATCAACCAGCGGAACAACCAATCTGCCACCACGTAGAAAAAGAGAAGGCAACGCGCCTCCTCTTTTTTTATCGTTAGGAACACGGTCGTATCACGACCGTCCTCATTGTCCTCAATCACTACCGCCAGCCGATTCTACCACGTTTTCACAATACTCTCCGACCATTCAGCACTCAGCGACACGCCGAACGCATCATCGTTACCGAATATCGCTCCGCTGTACTCCGTAGCCCTGTTGGCCTTGAACGGAGCATCCTCGACCGTCACACTGCCAATGACATTGTCAGAGTCGTCATACACCTTTACGTCAAAATCCGTAGTCCACTCCGTGCCACCACTCAGACCGAAGATATTCACCGCCAGCTGCCCCGTAGTCCCTGCCATGCTTGCAGGCACTGTGACGGCCCGTTCCGTCTGTTGCTGTACCACAGCAACACCACTCACATAGTCCCATCCATAGTACCACTTCTCAGGTGTCACCGTCACCTTTGCACACCCCGTCGGCACCTCGTCAGTGAATGCCACCCTTAG